ATAAAATTTAAAACAAATCTTTTCGTGCGATTCCCGTGAGCACAAATTTTATCAATAGGTCACATCTGAGTTTTTCACAATTTCCCAAATTAACGGTTTTGAGGTTGAAACACAGCGTATTCACTCTGCTGAGAGGCCACGCCCTCGGAGAAAGGTTAGGAGTCTGAACTGCGAAAGCGGCAGTTTCAAACAGTCTCGTACGCTTGATCTATAATCCCTACGCACACCGTTGTTTGACGCAATTGTTTGTAGTCCGCTCCAGATGGCTAACTCTAGTTTATCCCCTTTTTCCGGTTCCTCCCGGACTGTAGTCGAAGGCAAGCAAGCGGGTGGCTCTAGCGAGATCGACGTTATCCAGTCACTATTTTCCGATCAAGCTAGGAAGGAGTTCGCTAAAGAGTGTAAGTTAGGCATGTATACCAACTTGAGCTCCAAGCACCGCTTCAATTACATTGACCTGGTACCTAAGACAACAGGATCTAGAGCTCTGAGCTTGTTCAAGTCAGAGTATGAAAAGGGTCGGATTCCCTCCAGTGGAGTGCTTAGCATTCCTAGAATACTGGTTTTTCTCGTTAGGACGTGTTCTGAATCAGAAGCTGGTAGTATAACTGTCAAACTCGTTGATGTTGGCAGTAATCCAGGTTTGGAGTCTATGTCTGCTGTGGATGGTACCCAAGAGGTTACTTTGTCCGTCAGTAAACTTCCGGCTCTAGTCTGTTTTTCTCCCAGTTACGATTGTCCTATGGAGACGATTGGGAACCGTAATCGCTGTTTCGGCTTGGTCACTCAGCTGAATGGCACTTCTACTACTGGAGCTACATTAGTCATGAGCCATGCGTATTGGCAGGCCGATTTTAGGTTGAAGCCGAATAACTACAAGGCCTATTCACCTGGCGTCAATTTCGTAGAGGCACATGACAGGCTGAGGAGCGTGGATCGAAAAGATCTCGTTCGATACGTCAAAGGTATAACCAACCGCGCTATTGACGAGGGCCCTATTTTAGGGAACTCACCTAGCGTTAATGAACATCCAGTTAGAATAGTTGAGTTAGAAGAGGAATCGCCGCCTGAAGCCCCACATGACAGTAAGGGTTATAAGGTAAACGCTGTAACCGCGAACACTGTCGCCGGACTTCCTGTGTCCGGAACTATGCTAACACGTAGATAGCTGAAACCGGGTTAAACACTTTGATCCGTTCCTGACGCATTCACTGAAAAATGAGCCGTCACGCAGCCGTTAGACACCGCCTAGAAGTGCTCTTTGGGTTCAAGTCCCTTTGACTCGCGACCGGGAGAGGTTAGGTCCCGTGAGGGGGTAGTTTGTAAGTGAATGTTACGTTTCTGGGTCACTGTGAAAAAAAAAAAAAAAAAAAAAAAAAAAAAAAAAAAAATCTATGATTTAGTTTAGCATAATATTTAATTAAAATGTCTGCAACAGGAACCGTGAAAATGACAAGGGCACAGAGAAGGGCCGCTGCTCGAAAAGCAGGTGGCACTATCCGGGCCAAAGTTCAACCGGTAATTGTAGAACCGCTAGCCCATGGTCAAGGCAGACCCACGAAGGCAGCGAATGGTTACAGCGTCACCAAGTGGGACGCCCCCAGTGCTGAGATAGTCGCAAAGGCGACAGTCGCCATGAACATCACACTCCCCTCCGACTTGAGTTCTGAAAAGAACAAGCAGTTGAAGGTTGGTAGGGTGTTGCTCTGGCTGGGTTTAAAGCCCAGCGTTACTGGTGCTGTTAAAGCCTGTGTCACCGAAACCCAAAAGGATCCCGCTTCCGCTTTTCAGATTGCGCTGGCTATAGCTGATTCCTCGAAAGAGGTATCGGCCGCCATGTACATGCAAGCCTTCAGAGGTGTTCCTCTGGAGGATTTTGTTAAAGATCTTACGATTTATCTGTATAGCGAAGCTGCGCTTAAGGCCGGTGATGTGGTTGTCCACCTGGAGGTTGAACACGTCAAACCTTTGTTTGACGATTTCTTCACTCCGGTGTTTTGATCTGCCCGTCGGAAGACGTTAATCTTGGGGTGGTTGTCCTAAGCAACCGGTTGTAACACTTTCTTTAAAGTGTAGTGGTAGTTGATACCCCGACTGTCTTACAAGACGTCGAGATGCCCTTGAGAGTTACTCCTTGCTCTCTTCGGAAGGACTAGCAATAGTCCGTGCACGACCTCACATAGTGTGGTTTAGAGTGCGGGTGTCGCCTGATCATTAATGATCAGGTAGGTCTTAAAGGAGACC